ACAAAATAGGTTCTCTTTGGACCTTAAAACACCGCGTAGATTTCGACGCACTTTGTTTTAAATATATGTGAAAAAATAATAAAGAGGCGAAACGTTAAACAGATGAATAAGAACATTAGCATGAATCAGCTTGCGAAGCAGTACGGGTATAACGAAAGCACAGTTCGCGAATGGAAAGCACAGGGTATGCCAATTGGTGAAGGTACTGAAGAAGCTGATACACGAGCATGGATAGTACAGAATGTAATTCTACCATTACGTAATACCGATACACGCGAACAAATAGATCAAGAACGCCTACGTAAACTAAAAGCAGAAGCGGCATTATCTGAACTTGAATTACAGGTGAAACATGGAACGGTAGTTAGTACTGAATATCTTGAACAAGTATTAACTGAATACCTTTTTCAAGTTAAAACCGCAATGAGAGCAATCCCTAGTAAAACATACTTAGAGTTATTCGCACAGACAGACGCAAAAGATTTACGAGATATATTAAAACAACATATTGATAGTACTTTATTCCAGCTAGGAAGCATGGAATTTGAACTACCCACGGATGAAGAAATATTAGAAGATGGAAACGAACAAGAAGAAATTAACGCATGTACTGATGAAAGTACTACCGACAGTACAACCTCCGAAGATACAGAAAACGAGTGAATGGATTAGTAATGGTGTAGTTAAGTTTGTAGATGGACCGAATATGGGGCTTGATTGGGTTCCATTTAGTTTCCAAAGAGAACCAATGGATATTGCTCAACAAAGAAGTACAAAAAAGATAGTTCTACAATCATGTTCTCAACTTCTCAAAACTACAGTACTACAATCAATAGCATTTAACCTTATGGCAAATGATCCATGTAACTTTGCTTTTGGTAGTAGTTCTGAATCTGAAGTGAAAAAATTCAAGGATGGTAAATTTCTACCAGCTATTGAAACTAGCGAAGTACTCAAGCCCTTAGTAACAGATAAGAACGATAAGAACGCCGCGAATAACGCGAAGCAAACACAAATGGTAAACGGTACTTTTGTGTACTGGCTAAACCTCAATACACCAGGAAACCTACGCGGTATTACTTGCCGTGTAGTTCTACTTGATGAAGTATCAAACGTAGGTGTTACTGATGAAGGTAATCCAATTAAACTAGCAGAAGCACGTACTAGTACTTTCGGTGATGATGCTCTTGTAGTTATTTCCAGCACACCATTATACAAAGATGATTTAGTAAATTCTGAATATAACCTCAGTGATAAACGCCGTTGGTTTGTTACTCACACTTGCGGTCATGAATATACTTTTGAATGGGAACAAGTAGCATTTGAATTCAAACAACTTGAGAATGGTAGAGCAATACCAGACAGTACAACTACCCGTTTAATTTGTCCTCATTGCCAGGAAGAGATAGACGAGCATACACGCCACCAAATGATCGATAACGGTCGATGGATAGCTACTAGTACTGATGGTGATCCGGGTGTAGTGGGATACCAAATATCACGTATGTATTCACCATTAAATACTATTTCCGAAATGGTTAGTAAGTTTGCCGATGCTCTTTATAATTTCAATCTTCAAACATTTTATAATAATGAATTGGGATTACCCTATGAAGATGAATACGCAAAAGAACTAGATATACTTCGATTGGAATCATTACGTGAAGATGAATTTAATCTACATAAAATACCTGAAAGTACTTTAGGCATAACAATAGCAGTAGACCAACAATTAGATCGCCTGGAAGCAACTATATTAGGCTTTGATGAAAAGAACATTTATGTACTTGGTCATGAATTCTTCTATGGTCATGACTGTACAAAGATTGAATCTCAAGCATGGAAGGACTTAGATCAGTTTTGTCGTCAAGATTTCCGAAGTGTTGACGGTCGCATAGTACCTACACTTGCCGTATTCGTGGATAGTTCGAACGGTAACGCTACAGATACTGTTAAGAAGTTTACCGCACGTTGGGCTAAGTATCATCCTATTAAGGGTTCTAGCAGTACTACAAGTGACTTATTCAAACAGAGTACACAAGCCGGATATAAACTACAGATCCTAAATGTTCATGAACAAAAGAATACCATTCGTAAACTTTTAAACTTGATGCTCAGTACTGAAGCAGAGAACGCACCAATACAATTACGCTTTTCCAGTACTCTACCATCAGATTACTTTGAACAACTATCTGCCGAAGAGTTAAAACCTGCTGGTGGTAAATTAGTATGGCGACTAAAGAAAGGGCAGAAGAGAAACGAGGCTCTAGATTGTCTGGTCTATGGAATGATCGCAATCGTATATTCCCAATCACAATTAGGTACGCAACCGTTTAGAAAATTACGCGAACATAAAGCCAAATCATTGCCACAAAAGATAAATAAACCAGAAGAATCACAACCTACCCAAAGTACCAGACGTTCTAGGCGTACTGGTGTGGGTTCAAACTGGTTTGGAAAAACGTAAAATGATAAGGATATCCAATGGCAATTTTACCAGAAAAGATTTATATGGTTTCAAATCCATATGATTACTCTGTAACAATTCCTGCTAAAACACTTTTCGTTATTTCATATGTCAGTACTGGTAATTCAATTACATTAGATAACAGCAATAGTAATAGTGAACAATCATTTACTATCACCTTTGAAACTAACGTTGCTTCAGAAAAGCTATTCTGTACAGCTATTACTAATGGCATTGCCAGTACTTCCCAATGTGAAGTAATCGATCCAACTAAACATACTGAAGAATACGCACGTATTCGTAAGATGATTGAAGAGATCGAAGCGGTAATTGAAGCAAAAATACAAGGTGGTGCTAACTACAGCATTACAATTAATAATAAAACTCTAGTTAGTGAGTCATTAGCAAACTTAGAAGCAATCCGTGCTCGTTATATTGAACGTGCTAATTCTCTATGGGCTAAAATGAATGGTCAATCTACATCCGGTTCAAGTAAACCATTTAAGAGTATGACTGTATTCCGAGATCCTAACTATCCAAATCGTTGGGGTACTCGCTAATGTGGTTTAAGAAAAAACAACCAGAACAACCAAAACCAGCACAGAAAACTAATGAAGTCCGTGAACATGTTGGTAAAACATTACAACGTGATTTAAACCAGATTCGTACAACTAGTAATGGTGTGAATGCTTTCGGCTTTGGTGTCGGTACTAACTCAGTAAGTATTAATAACATCATTAAATGGCATTTATCAGAATGGCGTAATCAATCACGTGACGCAACACTAGTAAACCCAATCGCACGTAAGTACATGATGCTTTCTGTAGATGGTGTGGTAGGCAGTAATGGTATCTATGTAAAACCATCAGTAGATATTGATGCCGATGAAGAAACCAAACATACCATTAACCAACAACTAGAAAAACTATTTGATCGTTGGGCTTATGATTCTAGTAAATTCTCTATTGATGGCTCAATGACTTTTGATCTATTCGCACAAGTACTAGAGAAACACCGCTGCCGTGATGGTGAAGCATTTGTACGTATTCATAATTTCAACCGTTCTATCAAGATTGAAATTATCGATTCTGCTAGATTGACTCAATTGAATAACGCAGTACTGGCAGATGGATATATCAGTAATGGAATTGAATATAACAAGTACCGTCAACCTGTAAACTACTATTTCGCTAAATATAATCCAGTAACATATACATATGATGCTACTAGTTATGAGGTTGTACCAGCAAGTGAAATCCTACATTACTTTGTTATGGATGATGCCACACAGGAACGCGGTATACCGGATCTAATTGCCAGTACTAAAGTATTAGCAGACCTAAAGAACTTCCAGGAAGCGGCATTACTTGCTAAACGAATCTCAGCCAGTGTAACCACATTTATTACCAATAATGGAAGTAACAATGAATTAGCACTATCTGAAGGTGAACAAGATACAGCGATTTATAACGAGTACTTAGAGCCGGGTGCTATCTTTGAATTAAATGCTAATCAAGATGTTAAATCGGTTGATCCTCGTAATGGTGTTGACGGTATAGCAGAATTCACAGATGTACTATTTGATAATATTTCAATGGGCTTAAACGTCACTAAGCAATCCCTAATGGGAAGTACTGCTGATGCGTCATTTAGTGCTGCGAAACTAGCCGAACGCCTACAAGCTACAACTTTCAGTACTAGAACTAATGTACTCATAAATAAAGTACTCAAGCCAATTTATACAGCTTGGTTAAAGAATGAAATGCTAAATAATAGTAAGTTGAAATTAAGTTTTTCTGATTTCGATGATCTTGTATGTGCTCGCTATATCCCTACTAAACCTATTTCACTTGATCCATTGAAGGATATTCAATGTGAAGTAGCTGCTATTGATGCTGGTTTGAAATCCCGTACACAGGTAATTAGTGAAATGGGCGGTGATCCACGTGTTGTACTTCAAGAAATAGAGAATGAGAAAAATATGAACAAGGAAGTTCTAGATGAAAATCAAAAACCAGACGAGGGAACTAACCCTACCAGCGGCGATTAATTCTGATAATCGTACCGTTGAAGTTGCTTTTTGTTCTGAAACTCCTGTAGCACGTGAAATAGAAGGAAAGTTATATAACGAAGTGCTTCTATGTAATCCAGAAAATGTAGACCTATCACGTTTGAACAATTCAGGGGCAGTACTTTTCAATCATGACCGAGATCATTTGATTGGCAAAGTACTATCAGCACGTATTGATTCAGATAAAGTAGGTCGTGCTGTATTACAGATTTCCAATGCTTCGGAAAAAGAATGGGAACAAATCAATGAAGGTGTATTAACACATATTAGTTTTGGTTACACAGTTAATGATTACCGTATTGAAGGTAACATTATCTACCTAACTCATTTCACCCCATATGAAATATCACTGGTAACTGTACCTGCTGATGTATCGGCTGGTGTTGGTCGTTCATTGATAAATAACAATGATGACAACCAGAAGGATATGATCATGGAAGATGAAAATGAAATTGAAAGTACTGAGCCTGAAATCAAAGATGAATCAGAAGTAATTAGTACTGAAGTTGAATCTGAAGAAGAAATTACAGAACAAGAAGAAGTAGAAGAATCTGAAGAAGTACGTATAAGCGATGAAGAACTATTAGCACTAATGGCTAATCGTCCAGACTTGCTTGAACAAATGATAAATAAAATCGACGTTGAAGAACAACGCGAAGAAGTACAAGAAAGTACTGATGATTCTGAAGTAGAAGATTCTACAGAAGAAGTGGAACGTAAACGTGAATTGGAATCAATCGGCGTAGTTCTAAATATTGATGTGTCTGAAGCAATTGAAAATGGAATTTCAGTTGAGGACTTCAAACGCACACTAAATACAAAAACAAATCCAAATCATGATAAGGAAATCAAAATGGAAAAATCCGTATTAAATGGCCTAATTCGTTCACTAAGTGAAGGTAATTTTGCTGGTAAAACTGAAATCCCTGCGGGTGATTTCGTCCGTACTTCTACTACTGTTGGCGGTGCTGCTCTAGTTAAAGAAGTATACGCAGATTCTTATATTGATGTGCTACGTGCTCAGTCAGTATTTGCTACTCTACCTGTACAAGTATTCGCAAATCTAGAAGGTGAAGGTAATCTAGTTCTACCTAAACTATCTGCTGATTTCACTGATAACTTCGGTTATGTTACTGAAGGTGCTCCATCACCATCTTATAACGCCGCTTTTGAGAAGATCACTCTAAAGCCAGAAATCTTTACCGGCTCTGTTGAACTAACTCGTACTCTAATCAAATCTGCTAGTACTGCTGAACAGTATATTCAAGATGCGATGGTTAAGGGTGCTGCTCTAAAACTAGAACGTCTAATTCTTGCTGATGTTCTTGCTAAGGCTCCAGAAGTAACCCTAACTGCTGCTCTAACCAAAACCGATGTTA